AATCGTACAGCAGAAAGAGTTTAGACGGTTCAAAGATACTTGCTCGTTACGAAGATGGACAACCCTCTTTTCTAAGCGGTAAAACCGAATACACACACGCTGAAATATTAGAAGTGTTAGCCACAGACGAGTGGACTTCTGACGAACCTATCTAATGGCAACTGAGGAAAAAGAGGCGATAGATTTAGTACTTTTACTGAGCATTGCCGTTTTTTTATTTACTGGTTGCAGCTTTCGGTCTACTTACCCAACGCTAGGCGGTATAGTTGGTGGAGGAGCTGGTAGTTTAGGTGGACCAGGTACTGCGGCCTTGGGTGCGGGTGCGGGAGTTTTAGCCGGTGAAGCATTGAAAAACAAGGATGCACTAATCGAAGCAGAAGAAACAATCGATGCCCTTACGCATGGAGATGTTTCTGCTCTTGTTGCTCAAGGGATGGCGGAGCATCAAAGCGGTTTTGCTGAATTTACTTCCTACATAAAACGCATTCTAATTGGAGCGGCAATAGTCCTCGGATGCTATTTAGCGATACCCATATTTGTCGCAAAAAGATGTGCAAAGACTGAGGTTACTAAATCAAATACAAGAGTTCCTTTTCGGCCTTCAGATTTAAAATGAAAAACTTAATCTTACTAAAAGAAAAATTTAAAACTCTGACAAACCGAGGTAAAATGATAACTCTGTTCGTTGGTTTAGTAATTATTATTCTCGTACTGGACTGCTTGTTTTGATGATTGATCGAGCATCAGTATTAGGAATGAGCGGGACGGCGGCCACATTTGGTCTATCCACCTTTGACTCCATGATCGGAATAGCGGTCGGACTCGTGACATTGGCCTATATGTCCATAAAACTTTATCAGGAGGTTAAGAAGAAATGAGCCGGTATCGTTCATACGGCAAACTAGACGATCCATTCACATCGGAAGGGGATACTTTCTTTCTGCGGATGAATGCCCGTTTACGGCCTAACCAGCTTAAGCCTGGTGAAGTTGCTTTGTCGAAAAATGGTCGAATGAATAAGGACGGGACTTGGCAAACTCGCAAAGGTTTATCGACTCTGTTTGGTTCAATCACATCGGGGACAAATGCGATCCGCTTGCCCTACATTATTTTGTCGGCTCAACGGCAGAGTAATGTGGTAACTTTAATTCTAAGCACTACTCCTTCGCTTTCTTTCATACCTGGAGAAGATTTTCATATTGATGACCTCGATGCATCGGTCGATGGAACTCGCACTTTAGCCTCTGTCAATTTTACGACTAAGACTCTTACCTTCGCCAACAGCGGAGCGGATACCGTTTTTACGGTTAATGGCGAAAATGTCGGTAATACTTCAGTCGTATCGACGGGCACATCCATCGGTACAACTTTAAATTTTACTCTCAACGACAACGGAGTAAACGAAGTATTCGGATCGGCAGTTTTCTCGGATGCCACATCGAATAATGATGACTATATTTTTACAGCAACAGATACGACCTGTATCATTCTGCGTCTGAAAGACTCTGCACTTTTCAAGTGTCGGTATGAGGCGGGTGGAGAGTCAGTCGATGGACCGGTTCAGCTTACTCAGGGACTCGGGAAGATGTATATCTTTCGCACCCGACAAACAACCCTTGAGGCCAGTCCCGAGGTTCAGCGAGTGGATATCACATCGGCTTCCCAAAGCGGGCAGACAATAACAGTAAACGCAACAGCACATGGCCGCTCGGCTAATGATTATGTTACTTTGACCGGTCTAGGAAATTGGACCAATAATCCGAATGACTGTTACCAGATTGAGACTGCATCGACCAATCAGTTCACCGTCAAAATGGCAACGAGTCAAACTACAACATTTAATGTTTCCGGTGCACAGGTGGAATTTTTCTTGGACTTCACGAAGGTGGCAAACGGAACTTATACCGCACCTATTTACCTGACTGATACCACAACAGTAGCACAGGACGGAGTCGTAACGATGGATATAAATAGCCACGGCCTGTCCGCTGGGGATGATTTAACCATTCAGTCGGGGACCAGCCCATTCGACCTGTTCGCTAACCAAAAAGTCAGAGTTACAGGAACGCCTACAGCCAATCAATTTACCTTTAACTTAGATGTCGCAAATGTCTCCCTCGGAGATTCAAAAACTTTAACAGTTAATAAGCCACTAGCAGTCGGAAAAGGTTACATCCACCAACCCGCCGCACCTTGGGGAATCGTCCACGAGCGAAGACTATGGATGCCTTACTGGTACACCTCGGATGTCAATCCTACGGACCGAGGAATAAGGGATGAGATAGTAAGTTCTGATATCATGGATTTTGATACTGTGGATGTAATCGGGAATCAGTTCAGACCATCTGCCGGGCAAAGTGATTACTTGGTCCAGCTTACTCCATTTACAAAAGATTCGCTCGTAGTCTTTAATCGAAAATCGATCCATCTGATGAGTGGAATAAGCGGATCTCTTGCTGATGTATCGACCAATGTGGTAACCACAGAAATCGGATGTTCGGCAAGAAAATCTGTAGTCCAGGTGGCTAATCAAATAATGTTTTTATCCGACCAAGGAATATATAGCGTGGAGTTCCTCGATGAATATAATTTACGGGGGACAGGTACACCGATTTCCGAAACTATCCAGCCATTTATCGACCGGATTAATCAAGACTATGTTCATCTGTCTTGCGGAGTTTACTTCGATAATCGCTACTGGCTCGCCTTACCATTAGACATTGTCCCTGGGAGTGGAGATGCGACTAAACTTAACACTATAATCGTTTACAGCTTTCTAAATGGCGGCTTTGAAAGTATCGACACTGTTAACTCGACTGAGTTTGCAATTCGTGAATTAATAGTAGGCAAAGAAGGTTCGCAGAATGCACTTTACCTGACAACCGAAGAAGGAGGCATCCACAAAGTCGATGGAGCAGATGGCGGGGATGTGGTAAGCATGACTGCCGGTCAAGCGGTCCCCGAGACCATTGCAGTAGTATCCCAATGCACAACCCGACAATATGACGCGGATACTGCTGACAGAAAAATGTTCGCCCGTTCCGAGTTACATATAAAAAGCTCAGACGAAGGGCTTTCGGATGGTGATATCAGTTTTATAACGGAAGATCCCGACTCCACAACCTCGGCCACATCGATATCCAGCCTAATAGGTTCGACATTACCGGCCAGCGAAGATTCTTCCATCCGACTTGGAGTAAGAAAAAGAGGATTCGGAATACAGACAGACTTTAAGCCCACGGCGGGCAGACCATTTTTAAGGGCAGTTAAGATCGATGCCCGAGTAACAGACAGGAGCACGACATCCATTTCATAGGAGAAACATTATGGCAGTATTATCGACAGGACAGAGTTTTAGCAGTGGTGACCAAGTCACCGCTCAGAAATTAAACGACATAATCGGACAAGCGACTTTCACCTCGGCGGCAGATACGACTGATAATTCGACCCTTACTTTAGGTTCGAGTAAATTGAAAGTTAAGGATGCCGGAATCACATCAACTCAGTTGGCAACGGATTCCGTCATCACTGCAAAGATTCAAGACGGAGCGGTAACAGCCTCAAAGCTCGATGCGGCGGCTGTAAGCGTTCTTATGCCAAGCGGTTCGCTCATGCCATATGCTGGGGCATCTGCCCCAACCGGTTATCTCCTTTGCGATGGTGCGGCGATTTCAAGGTCAACTTATTCAGCTTTATTTGCTTTAGTCGGTACAACTTACGGCTCGGGCGATGGTTCATCGACTTTTAATATCCCCGACCTTCGAGGTCGAGTTATTGCGGGTCAGGATAACATGGGTGGATCTTCTGCTAACACTTTAACTAATGCACAGGCAGATCAGTTGGGCGGGACATTAGGTGAAGAAACTCACACGCTTTCAATCGCTGAAATGCCCGCTCATAATCACAATTTGCCCGTCGATATCGGCGGAGTGTTAAACATACAGAGTTTGACGTCAACGGCAGGCTCAGATCAAGGGTACGACGGCTCGGTCGATTCCGCCCTGACCGGCGGAGACGGAGCGCACAACAATGTTCAGCCGACCATCATTTTAAATTACATAATAAAGACTTAATATGGACTTCATAAAAAAATTAATCGGCCCATCGGAGGATGAACTTAGGGAAGAAGCGGAAAAAAGACTGCAAGGGGTTCGTGACGCACAAATCACTCCCACCCAAGTTTTAAAATCACAAGATCCACTTCACCCAACCTACGGAGACACTCATGTGATGATGTTGCGGCGTGGAAACCCTACTAGCTTTCCGGACACTAACCCCGACCATTTTAATTCGGACATCTCACAAGACCAGGTAATTAAATATTTAGCCGAACAATCCCCATCGGGCGAATCATTAGCCTACATTAATCCCATCGAGCGAGAACTTCTTATGCTGTCCGGTGCAAAGGGTAAAATGACAAAAGACGGAGTGGTTTCCTATGCGCCTGAAGATCCGCTGAAACAAGCGGCCATGCTTTTAAATACAGCCGCACCCGAAGGTGAAGGTTTGGCGTACATCAACCAAGAAGAGGCACAGATGCTCAAAGATGCCGGTGGAGCGGGTAAACCGGTCAACTCCTCGGGCGTTCCTTCATTCTTCTTACAAAAACTTTTTGGAGGTGGAAAAGCACCCCCTCCCTTACCCGAATTTAATGTCGGAAAATCTGCCCGAGACTATGTCGGAGCAATGGCCGACTCGGGACTTCAAGACCAGCTTTTAGGAGTTCGCCAAAAGTACGATCCTCAATATCAAGATTTACAGATGGGACTCGCCAAACGAGCCGCCGATCCGATGGCCGACCTGGCAGAATCCAATGCCATGCGATCACAGGATTTTGGTGCAAGAATGGCGGAAAGACAGGCGGGATCGGATATTTCCATGATAGGTCGATTCGGTGCGGATATGAACGAGGCATACCGGGCATCCGATCCACTCATGCAAGCCCGTACAAACCAAGCTAACCAGTTAGCCGAACAGGCGTTCAATGAAGCACAGATGACTGACCTATCGCCCGAGATGAGAAGGCGAGCCACTCAGTCCGCCCGTGAAGGATTAGTCGCACGGGGTAGGGGGATGGATAATGCGGGCATTGCCGCTGAAGCCATGAGCCGAGAAGATTATTTAAGAAAAATTATAGGCGAAAATCGAGACGATGCGATGAAGTTTGGTGGGTATGCATCGAATTTAAATAAACAGACTTCAGTCGATCCTATGGCGATGCTTCGAGGCGGACAGAATTATACGGCCCAAGGATTTGGAGAGAGGTCCGCATTGTTTGGTTTACCACAGGAATCTGCCACTCGAATAAATCCGGATGCGGGAGTTAATATCGGTATGCAAGCATACGCAAATAAAGCAAATTACGATGCGGCCAACTATGCCGCCCGAGAGAATGCGGCGAGTGGAATGGCACAAGGTTTATTTGGAGCAATTGGAACATTAGGCGGGGGCTTTCTAAGTAGAGGATAAATTATGGCAATAGGAGATACAGTTCAGGCGGGCTTAATGCGAATCGACACCTCGGCTTACGAAAGGGCGGGACAGGCGAATGCGAA